CCAACTGGCTGCCTGACCCTCTTAAGAAAGAGTTGTCAATTAGAGTCTTTGGAGTCGATACTCCAGAAAAGGGATTTAGAGCAAAGTGTCCCCAAGAAGATGCTAGAGGACAGGCCGCAACCCAATTCACTAAAGATACGATTAATAAATCCCAAAAGAGACAGGTTGTTCTTATTGACTGGGACAAGTATGGTGGTCGTGTATTGGGAGATGTATTACTAGACGGAAAAAGTTTAAGAATGATGTTAATTAACAATGGTTTCGCCAGAGAATATTATGGTGAAGCGAAAACTTCATGGTGTTAATATGAAAAGAATTTTAAGATTTACAGCTTCATGGTGCCAACCATGTAAAGTATTGGCAAAAAATTTAGAGTCTGTCAAAAACAAAAACAATATTCCTGTTGAAGTTGTTGATATTGATGTTCATTCCGATATTGCCATGGAGTATGGTATTAGAAGTGTACCAACATTGGTGATGAAGGATGGCAATATAGAAATTAAGAGATTTAGTGGTGTTCGTTCACTTAAAGAATTAGAAGGTTGGATAAATGATTAAGAAATTAGAAACAAAACTCACGGATGAGCGCAACCATTTCAAGCCGTTTAACTATCCTTGGGCTTATGATGCATGGCTCAAACATGAACAGTCACATTGGCTTCATACAGAAGTTCCAATGGCTGAAGATGTGAATGATTGGAAAAAGAAACTAACGAATGAAGAAAAACAATTCTTAACACACATTTTTAGATTCTTCACGCAAGGTGATATTGACGTTGCTGGTGGTTACGTTCGCAACTATCTGCCGTATTTCCCACAACCAGAAGTGCGTATGATGTTGTCTGGTTTTGCCGCACGTGAGGCACTTCATATTGCCGCATACTCACATCTAATTGAAACTCTTGGTCTTCCAGAGACAACATACAATCAATTCTTGGATTACCAAGAAATGAGAGATAAACACGACTATGTTATGGACTTATCTTCGCGTAACGGAACAAAAGAATCAACAGCAGAACATATTGCTGTATTCTCAGCATTCACCGAAGGAATGCAATTGTTCTCCAGTTTCATCATGTTGTTAAATTTCCCAAGACAAGGCAAGATGAAGGGCATGGGTCAAATTGTTACTTGGTCAATTGTTGATGAGACTCAACACGCAGAATCCATGATCAAGTTGTTCCGCACATATATAGAAGAAAACAAAGAAGTTTGGAACGATGATCTCAAATCAAAAATTTACACCATTGCTGAACGAATGGTTCAGCTTGAGGATAAGTTTATTGATTTAGCATTTAGTTTGGGTAATATGGACGGATTAGATGCTGCTGATGTTAAACGTTATATCAGATACATTACTGATCGCCGTCTGATTAGTCTTGGACTCAAAGGCATTATGAAAGTTAAAAAGAATCCTCTGCCTTGGGTTGAAGAAATGATCAACGCACCCACTCACACAAACTTCTTTGAGAACCGTGCAACCGATTATGCAAAAGGCGCACTACAAGGAAATTGGGGTGATGTATGGGCACATTAAGTTTTAAAACTTTAAGGGAGATGACGGAAAGAAAGTATCCTGACGGTACAGCAATACCCCAAAATCTTCCACCAAAATACACACCAGCTAAAGGTGAAAAGAAGTGTTCAAATTGTGAGTACTATGTTCCTGCTACTAAAAATTGCAAACATTGGAAAGCTAAAGTGAGACCGACATACTGGTGTGCAAAGTGGGAACCAATAGAAAAGGACTAAAATGTTTGGATTAAAATGGGATATGACAAAATTGTTTATTGATACAATTCAAGGAGCAAAAAGTTATTATACCGATGAGATTGTGAAAGACGAAATATTAAATAAAGCCTGTCACGATTTTATAAAATCACAAACAGAATTTGCTTATATGTTAAAAAACAATTTTGTTAATGTATCTAAGTACTATGTAGATACACAAACAAATTATTTGTTTCCTAAAAGAGGGACTAAAGATGAACAAAACAATAACAGCGGAATGCCACAACTGTGAATCTTCTTATGATATAGAATATGTCGAAGAATTAACATCGGCAGATTATCCAGAATTTTGCCCGTTTTGTGGTGAACTGATAGAAGAAATTGCAGAATATGATGAAGACGATGAAGATTCGGACAATCAAGAATGGGATTAAGTTGGTTATATAATAATCAAGACTTCACCGAAGATTTGATTAATGAATATTATGGTTTTGTCTATAGAATCACAAATAACACAACTGGTAAACAGTATATTGGAAAAAAATTCTTTTATTCTTCAAAAACAAAGCAAGTTAAAGGAAAAAAGAAACGTTTTAAAATTTCCAGTGATTGGCAAACTTATTATGGTTCAAATGAAGAACTCAAAAAAGATGTTGCAACTTATGGTAAAGAAAATTTCAAAAGAGAGATTATGCATCTGTGTAAATCAAAAGGTGAATGTGGTTATCTTGAAGCAAAAGAACAATTCATTAATGGTGTGTTAGAAAGTGATATATATTATAATTCTTGGATTATGGTCAGAGTAAGAAAGTCGCACATCAAAGGATTGCAATGTTGAGTTATCTAGAAGATGTAACAGAGTATGACACATTATGGTTTCTACCAATAGAAGATGATGAATCTTCACTTCATGTAACATCAAATGTATATAAAGAGGCTGGAGAACCTATTGGTGGTAGTTCAATGGGTCCCGAATGGCATATAGTATTATTTAAATCAGAAGAAAACAATGTTGATAAACTGGATTACTTTGATGCGATATTGACGGATCCTAGAGAATACATTTCAACTTTAATACCACAAGGCTGGTATGGGTTGGTTGCTAGAAAAACAACAACCTCCAATAAATTTATTGAAAGTGTGATTGACAAGTTCAAAAACATGTGATAGAATTTGTGAAATTGAAACTTTATAAGGTTTGTTATGATTCTCGTTGATCTAAATCAGGTATTGTTGGCCGGCCTAATGGCACAAATCGCCAACCAAAAAGGAATTAAGCTGGAAGAGAGCCTGGTTCGGCACATGATCTTAAACATCATTAGGACTCATGTTAAAAACTTCCGTAACGAATACAATGAAGTTGTCCTTTGTTGTGACAACCGAAAATATTGGCGCCGCGAACTATTCCCTTTCTATAAAGCAGGACGCAAAAAGACTAGAGAAAAATCCGATTTGGATTGGCACCTCATCTTTGATATGTTGTCAAAATTCAAACAAGAACTAAAAGAATATTTTCCCTACAAAGTTGTTGATGTTGAGGGTGCCGAAGCTGACGATATTATTGGTACTCTTGTGCCTCGTCACATTATGCATGAAAATATTCTAATTATCTCTAGTGATGGTGACTTCCTGCAATTGCAACAATACAATACTTCATCAAGCAAGTATGCCGTCAAGCAATATAATCCTTCACAGAAAAAATTTATCATTTCTGAAAATCCTTTGATGGAATTGAAAGAAAAAATCATTCGTGGTGATAAAGGTGATGGCATTCCAAATATTTTGTCACCATCTGATTGCTTTGTTCGCGAGTTGCGTCAAACAACAATTTCCAAAATCAAATTGGAAAAGTTGATGGAGAAAAACTACGCCGACTGGGATAACGAAAATGAAAAGATTGGATTTTCAAGAAATCAAGCACTAATTGATCTCAGTAATATTCCAAACGATATCAAAGACAAAATTATAAATACCTATGAGGAAGTCAAACCGGCCTCTAAGAGTAAGATTTTAGATTATTTGATAGCCAACAAACTTAAAAATTTAATTGAAGTAATTGAGGATTTTTGATGAAAACACTGTATGAAGTATTTGATGAATTTGAAAATGCTAAAAGCAAAAAAGAAAGAATGCAAGTAATTGGCAATAACTTGTCACAAACTCTAGTTGATGTTTTTAAATTAACTTATCATCCAGATTTTAAATGGAAAATAAAAGAGCTTCCCGAAAACTATAAAGTTCCGACTGATATGTTGCCAGGCATAACACATGATAGTCTAAATGCTCAACTACGAAGACTATACATGTTTCTAGAAGGTAACCAAACAGCCGAAACACTCACAGATAAAAGACGGAACGAATTACTCATTCAAATGTTAGAATCTATCGAACCGAGAGAAGCTGAAGTGTTGTTAGGAATCTTTCAAAAAGATTTAGGTGTAAAAGGATTGGATTATAAGTTTGTCAAGGAGGCTTTTCCTGATCTACTACCATGACAATCAAAGAAAAACTAATAGTAACGTCTGGTTATTTTGATCCAATAACATTAAAAGAAATAATACACCTACAAAGATGTAAAGAGATGGGTGATTGGTTAATTGTAGGTATACATTCTGATATGTTATTACATATGAAGACAGGTATATTAAACCAAAGCCTAGAAGTTAGAAAAAGAATACTTAAGAGTATAAAATACGTTGATGAAGTTTTTATTTTCAACGATTGTAACGATAATGTATGTAATTTATTAAAAGTGGTGAAAGTATGTTACCCCCGCACAAACATCACTTATGTTTCTGAGTTTGATATGTCAGACAGACCAGAAACAAAAATTGGGGGCATTAATTTTGAAGTTTTAAGTAAGGAGTAGCTAAGTGTCAAAAAATGTTGAAAGGTTTCGTAGGAATAGAAACTACAACGAAGATGATTATGAGTTCTTTTATGAAAAGAAAAAAATGAAGAAAAAACCTTCAAGAAAATCTTTTTATAATGAAGATTATAATGATTATGATAATGAATACCAAAAGTCTACAAGAAAACGCTATAGACAAATAGATTAATATAAATTTCGTTGTTGCGTAGATACAACAACTGGCTTGACAACATCCTCAATTCTGTTATAATAGAAACAATTGAGGATGATTTAATTATGATGATTTATACACGAACTGCAAAATCCAAGGTCAAAAAAAGGCCAAAGGCCGAGCGTGAGCAATACGAAAAGTGGTTGGAATCTCACAAACCAACCAAAATTCTTAAAATTGTTAAAACCAATAACACTCTGACAGGTTATAAACTGTCGGCACCTGCCGGCCGCGAGACTGTGCGTCTTCCTTCACTAAGTACCGGTGAAAATGGAGGAACCAAGTCATCTCCGAAAGTTTATACAGGCACAAAAGTTGTCGGAATCGCCACAATGCACAAATCCAACGCGGTTCCTGTGTTTTCTGATGAGCAAGCAGTCGAAATTTCAAAAATGAGGCGTTAAAATGAAGACAAAAAAAAGTTTTGTTGTAAAATTGCAACGTCCTGTGTGTCGGACACCAATCAAGTATGTTCAAAAACATAAAAATGATGTAAAATACTCACGTAAAGACAAAAACATGCGTAATTTTACTAAAATTGTGATTGGAGATGAATAATGCAAGAGAAAAATTCTTGGGTAACACACCTGATCGAAGCAGATGACGGTTCAGGTGATGCAATCCTACAATTTCCCGATGAACTGATTCAGCAAAAAGGCTGGAAAGAAGGCACTGTCTTGAATTTAGAAGTTCAACAGACTCCTACCGGCAATGTACTTGTAATTACTGAAAAGAAATAAGATGACACTGATTGATTCAAAATCTATTTTGGCTAAATTGATGGCCACCGAAGACTTGATCGTTGAACAACGAAATGTTGCAACTGCATTTTTTGATGTTAAGAATCGTATCTTGACTGTTCCTGTTCTTGATAAAAATATCTCTTCTCAACAGTATGATCTTTTCATGGGTCACGAAGTTGGTCACGCTCTCTATACTCCTCTTGATGGACTGATTAAGTCAAAAGAAGAGAAGGTCAACATGAGTGTTCTCAACATTGTTGAAGACTCACGCATTGAGCGTAAAATCAAAAACAAATATCCCGGACTTAAAAACTCCTTTGTTAAAGCTTACCAAGAACTTTTGGAGAAAAATTTCTTTGAAACGGAAGGCAAAGACTTGAACGAATACAATTTCATTGACCGTGTCAACCTTCATTGCAAAGGTGGCGCAGGCTTGGCAATCAAATTCAATGAAACCGAACGCGATCTTTTGAAAGACATTGAATCCACCGAAACTTTCGATCAAGTGATTGAAGTGACGAAGCGTGTTGTCGATTATATGAAGATGATTGAAGAAGAAAAACAGAAATATGATGATTCTGGAGAAGGCAACGAACCCGGTGAAGATGATGGTGACAACGAATCCGATCAACCGAATTACGATGAAGATGAAGAAGGAAATAACAGTCAACATTCTGAACCATCTGAAGAAGATGTTGAACAAACCGAAGAAAAAAAAGGTTTGAATGGTACAGGCACTGGCCAAAAAGACGATTCGGAAAAAAATATCCGTTCTCTAACCGATGAAGCTTATCGTAAGAATGAACACCAACTCTTTTCGAACGATGATACTCAAATCAATTATGTGAACGTTCCAGAATTTGATGTGAATCAGATTTTCGATTACAAAGATGTTTACAAACAATATCGCGAAGATAATTATGCTATCGATAAAAAAGGATTCGACAAGTTCCGCCGCGATTCTAACAAGGTTGTCTCTTATTTGGCAAAAGAATTTGAAATGCGTAAGAATGCTGATCAATTGAAGCGAGCAAGTGTTTCAAAGACCGGCGATTTAAATCTGAACAAAATCTTTTCTTATCAATTCAACGAAGATATCTTCAAGAAAGTTACTGTAATTCCTGGTGGCAAGTCTCACGGACTTATCATCTTTCTTGATTGGTCTGGTTCAATGGCTCGCCATCTTGGCAACACCGTTAAACAATTGTTCAACCTTGTGATGTTCTGCAAGAAAGTAAATATTCCTTTTGAGGTGTATTCTTTCATTGAAGATACACTTGATAAAAAGATGGTGAATTTCAAAGTCAAACCAAACAATATTTCATCATATCGGTTTGGTCTTGTTAATTTGTTGTCTAGTCGCATGTCTTCAAAAGACTTTGTTTATGCTGGCGCAGCGTTGATGCATATTGCCGGTATTAATAGTTACAATAACATTGTAAGGACTCCTTATTGGTTGTCGTTGTCTGGCACACCACTCAATGAAGCTATCATTTCTGCAATGGAAATTGTTCCAGACTTTCAGAAGAAAAACAAACTTCAAATTGTGAACACCGTTTTCTTGACAGATGGTGAGGGACATCCTTTGACAGGTGTTTATACCGATTACACCGGAAATACCCGAGATTTGCGTAGAGGTATTAACGGCAAGGATGCGAACAAAGTTATCATTCGTGATCCGAAAACCAAAAACGAAGAAGAGTATGATGTTAGTCGTTATAGTAATGCTCAGACAACTTGTTTGATTAAGTTGTTGAAAGCTCGTACAAATTCAAACGTGATTGGTTTCTATATTGCTCACGGAAGAGATTACCGATCCAAAGTCGATCATTCCTTTGGCTTTGATGTTAAATCTCAAGAAATCAGAGAGGCGGCTCGCAAAGACAGGTATTGTATTGTTAGTAATGCAGGCTTTGATGAGTATTATCTTCTCCGTTCAGAAGCAATGAACACAGATGAAAATAACGAATTGATTGTGAAAGAAAATGCTACGACACGTGGTATCGTATCCGCATTCAATAAGTATGCTAGCGGTCGAGTGAGTAACCGAGTTGTTCTCAACCGTTTTATTGATCTTATTACTTAAAAAGGAATTATAATGTTTTATTCTGAATATCTAAATGGAAACAAAAAAGCAACCGTTTTCAAAAACAATGAAGTGTGGGAAGTGTCGATGTATATGGATAATCGAATTCTTCAAAAAACTGTTGTGTCGAGCGAACAACATGCTGAACTCGTTGCAGAAGATTTTATCAATTCAGGTTCTCATATTTCTTCAACCCTACTGAATGAGAAACTCAATGGATAAACAAATCAAAGAAGTCTTCTGCATTGCACAAGAAGAGTGTGCGGAGGTGACACAAGCAATCTCTAAAATCTTCCGTTTTGGTTTCGACTCAAAGAATCCAAATACTAACAAGAGTAATAAACAATCCCTAGAGGAAGAAGTGGGTGACCTCTTGGCAATGGTTGACATTATGGTGGAAAAGTGTATAATCTCGGATAGTAACGTGAATGCAGCAAGAAAAGCTAAACGTGAAAAATTGAAAGTCTGGTCCAATATTGAGGTTTAATTATGAGTTTGTTTCACAAGATTATGAACAAGTTGGGTCGTTATCGCCTGATCAAAGACAGGATCTCCGGTGATGATTACATGCACAGGTACTACCTGTTTCTCAAAGATCGTAAATGGTTTCCTTTTAACCTGACTCTTCATAAGATTGTGAAGTCGGATGAACCGGTGATGCATGATCATCCATGGGCTTACATGACAATCATTCTCAAAGGTGGTTACTGGGAACACACTCCAGTCTTTAACCAAGAGAATACTCAGATGGTCGACATTTCACGTTGGCGTGGTCCTGGTTCTATTATCATCCGCCGTTCAAAAGAATATCACTGGCTAGAACTTGACGACAACAAACCAGTGACAACCCTTTTCTTTATGGGACCACAAGCTCGCGAATGGGGTTTCTGGAAGGGCAAATGGGTACAACACGAAGAATACCTTGAGAAGCGACTAAACAATGCAAAATGAAGAAGTCTTAAGAATCTACAACGAAATGGTAGAAATCTTTGGAGATCATCTTCCTAATCCGGAACAAGAACCAATTAGATTCGCATATTATGTCAAACTCTACAAATACTATCACATTCAATCTCAATCCGCCAGTGCCGGCGTTTCAAGCGCCTCCGGCGGTTCCTAACCCCACACCAAAGTGGCCTTTCGAAAGAATCTATATCGTTGCTGGGACTCACGAAGAATTCAAAGAGTACATTGCGAAGAAACGCCGTGAGTGGCACAATGAAACACCCAAAGAATCTTTATTCCCAGTATACACGTTTGTGTGGCAAACAGAGACATTAAGAGGACTCGAAAATCCCAAAGGCTTCTTTATTGGTTCTTGGAGAAAAAGAGTTGATATCCAAGAAATCAAGACAACCATTGCAATGAGTAAAAGATGACAACAGTAGATCGTAACGGATATTACTGTGCTGACGTTGTGATGAAAAACAACTTCAAGTACACGATGTACCTCAGAGGACATTCCGTATCCTCTATGGTGAAGTTTACAGAAGGCGAATTCTGGACCGAATCCGTGACCCTCAGAGAATCCTCAGAGGAAGAATACAATGAGGCAATTGGAGGAAACTTAGAAGACACTCCAGAGCCTTCCGAGAAAAAATCAAAGAAGTCTAAAAACATTGGCTTTTCATCCCTTGAGAATTTCTTTGAAGAAGAAAAACCAAAACGAAAGAAGAAGGTAAAGTAATATGTTTGACGATATCGAATTCAATATCAAAGAGTATGCAATCGGTGGCAAGATGGTCACTGGTAAATGTATTGTCTCCGATAGTCAATATATGTCTATATCTATTCCCGACAAAGAACTGAAGGTTGCAATCAAAGAGGATCTTGCAAAACAACTTGCAATTCACCTAATCGAAAACAAGTTGGTCGAATTCACAATGATGCAAGATCCAGTAGACATGAGTAGAAAGTACCATGTAAGATGCTTTGTGACACCTGATGAACAAGTAAGACTTCTAAGAAAGATGTACGATTGATATGAAGAAAGTTTACTCAGAACAATACGATGCGTATTATGATGAAGAAACCAATGAATGGTTAGAATCCAAGTGTGATGATCCAAACTGTGAGTTCTGTATGAATAGACCAGAGAGACCTATGAAAGAAGATAAAGAATGAAAAAATGGATGGAAAAAGAATTCAACTTTTGGGCATACTATAACGAAGAAGACGGGCAAATCGTTGGTGCTGTACATAAACTAGGTACAGGTGCATCCGCTGTGTGGCTCGCAAAAATTTATAAAGTAGAAAACTATATGCACCAAGAGTTACACAATGGCCAATTTGTAGACTCAGATTATGCTAGAAAATCCGTAGAGAGATATTGGGAAATCCAATCAAGAACGCTTCTGGAATGATCCGGGACTCCAGAAAAAAATTTCGAATCCTTAGATCCGGCCCCAGAAAATAAAAAATTGGAAAAAAGAGTTTGACCTGGTGGGGCTTTTTATCATATACGCGCTCACCCCATACCCCCATCCATACCCCATAACAGCTGCCACCAGCAGCACCATGGCAACCAGCCACCACCATATAAGCCAAAAAAAAGGGCAGCGCCTTTCAGCACTGCCCCAACCCCGCTATCCAGCTGAGCCTCAGGCGGGGACCAATTATGCGGCGACTGCTATGCGGATAACCTTTGCCATTTTGCGGCCATGGGCAGGATAACCAATAACTGCCACTGATTTGTCATAGCAGGCGCGGCATCCATTACATTTACCACCATGCTCATATGCGCGGCACAAGGTAACACCAGGTGGCACCGAGGTAGCATCAGGTAGAATGGTGCTGCCATGGACACCAGGTGTAAAGGTGCCATCCACAGCATCGCTGGATGGACGCACCATTACATTAGGTAAGGCTTGCATGGCAGCAAGGATGGACTGGAATTTAGCGAATT